CTGTAGAGGAAGATAAGCTAGGTCGTATCTTAATAGATAATACGAATTATAATGTCTATAAGACTGTCAACCTATACGATATTATAGAAGAAGAAACTCGCAAGCAAGTAGAGTTTATTTATAATATTCAAGGTGGATTTGAGCAAGATGAAGATGGTAAATGGACGAACGGAATTATTTATTATTCTTTCTCTGATATTACTTCCTTCGACATTGAAGCAGACCCATAGACTATCTTATATATTGGTCAAAAGAAAGATGGTAGCGATAAACATCCAGTCATGCTTGGTCCAACGGGCCGATATACTCTTAGCCCGATGGATGGTATGATTAAGTATATTGCTTTATAGAAACCTCAATTCGCGGTTATTAACTACAAATGTTTAACCGCGCAAACAACAATGAAGTATAGCAAAGAAAGGAGTTAATATTCATGTTTGAGTATCTTAATGACATGGATTTTCTAACCTAGTTAGATAAACTGCATATGCGAGTATAGTATGCAAAGATTATCCTCCTTTCTTTTAAGGATGAAGAACCCATTAAAGAGATTTAGGGTTCTATCACTAGTGGTAACTTGAGCGTTAATGGTTCTTCCGCAATTAGAAGAACCATTAACCTTACTATGCTTGCTTCTATTGATAATAGTAATCTTGAGGATATTGATAATGAGATTTCTATTAACAAGAAGATTAAAGTTTTAATCGGTTATGATAATCCATTAAAGTCTTATAAGAACTATGGAGATATTATTTGGTTTCCTTGCGGCTTGTTTGTTTTATCCTCTGCTAATATTAGTCGCTCTACTAGTGGTTGGAATATTTCTATCACTGGTAAAGATAAGATGTGTCTATTAGACGGAACCGCGGGTGGCACTTTGCCGGCATCAATAACCTTCCATGAAAGTCTTGTTTAGCTTGATAATGGAGATGTAGAGATTCAATATCCTACTATTTTCCAAATTATCTATGAAGCGGTAAACCACTGGGGCGGAGAAGCTATTGAGAACATTATCATTACTGACATTGATGAAGAGATTAAGATGTTAGTAAGATATATGGGAGATAAGCCAGTATATTTCTCCAATGACTACTAGAGTTTAAGCTTTGAAGCGCAAGAAGATTATCCGCATATGTTTAGTTATGGACAAGATGCTGGATATAAGTATACCGATTTTACCTATCCAGGAGAGTTGGTATTAAATGCGGGAGACACGGTAGTAACTTTATTAGACAAGATTGTTAGCACTCTCGGTAATTATGAATATTTCTATAATATAGATGGTAAGTTTGTATTCCAAGAGATTAAGAACTATCTCAATACCGGTAGTCCGTTATTAGAGTTAAGCCCAGAAGATTATGTACGTTCGTATAATAATGCAAAGTTTTTATACTCGCTTACCGATCTTGATACGACAACTGCGATTACCCGCAATCCTAAGTATGATAATGTGAAGAATGACTTTTATGTTTGGGGCAAGCGTAAGACTTCAACCGGCGTAGAGGTATCTATACGTTATCATCTTGCTATTGATGATAAACCAGATATTGATCTAGCTATGTAGAATATGTGGGAAGTAAAGGATAAAAAATCTAATCTTATTGTCCGCTATGATTTTAATACTCTTGATGATTATAGTGTAGATGACTATACAGTTACCTTAGTCGGTACACCCTGCGATGAGTGGAGAGAAGAGCTATATCGTCGTGCTCTTAATGCTTAGGTGTCTAATAGTGTTTATGATAATTATTATGATTCAGAGTTAATTGCAGAATGGCGTAATCTATATAACCCAATGAACAAGAACTGGGATGCTACGAATCATTGGAATCCTGATGTATTTAATGATCCAGGTTCTATTAACTTCTGGCTAGATTTTATAGATACTAGTTCTGCTCTTGGTAAGTATTCTATTAAGAATATTGGCCGCAGGACTAAAGTCGTTAATAATAATGACATAAAAACCGTATATAATAGCGAAGTTCCCGATGTTGTATTTATTGAAGGGTTAGATTAGGACTTGATTGTTAAATATCAAGGAATTGGTTAGAGATTCTTTATTCTAACTAATGAATACTATGATATGTTCTCAATAAGCACTACTGGAACTAGTTGCTTTGACCAAATTCGAGAAATGATGTATTAGAATTTATGTTATAATACTACTATTTCTTTAACCTGTTTGCCGAAATATTATATAGAGCCTAATAATATAATTAGGGTTGAAGATAAAGATAGCAATATCTATGGTAACTATTAGATTACCCAATATTCTTTACCTCTCACTTATAATGGCACTATGAGTATTACTGCGACAGAAGTTTTAACACGAGTATAAGGAGGAGAGGGCGATGTCTGCTATTGGACAAATCTACTATCGTGTAGTAGATACAAGTAGCACTGGCGATGGAAAACATTATATTTCCTCTGGAATTGATATTTACAATGACATTGTAAGTGCTTCTAGTGCCAAATAGTTTACCAAAGTTGGTATTCAGGCTCCACCCGGAGCGCAAGTTGTCATGAATGCTAGCAAGACTATCATGATCGGCCGCACTGGTATTTATGAGCTTGATGAAGATATTGTTATTACAAGTATGAAGTTCGTTCGTCCTACAGTTTATATTAAAGACGAGAAAGAATCAGAAAGTAAAAAACAAGAAGGCGAGAAGATTATCAAAGAGGCTAAGGTGGCTCTTGAAGCTGCTATTGCTGCATTAGGAGAAGAGCCTACTGATCCAACTTCTGATGCTTATAAAACCTATTGGAATGGATATAATGAAGCCAATGAGACTTATATTGCTGCATTTCAAAAGGGTAGTGCAATTTTAAATCAAGGTCTAAACGGAGTTTACAAGGAAGATAAAACTGTTATTGGCGAGTTAGATAACGTAATTGTAGACTTTATTTACGATCCACTCTAGGGATAAGGAGGTATAGACATGCAATCTTTCTACGGAGGTCCTGCTGGACAGAGCTTCGAGATTAAAAAGATATTTGAGTCTTATTACGGTCCTGATGGAGCGCAAGTTGACTTAGATAAAGGATGGGCATCTCCTATCTCTGTGGGCGAATTTGTTATGGTATCTTATGGCTTGCCATCTGATGCTACATATATGACCCGCATGAATTATGACTTAAAAGCGGGTGACAAGAAAAACTTAAACTCTACTTTATGGTAGAAAGTATATGATGAATCTGCGGGAGAAGGAAGTGGCCTTAGTTATAAGCTCATTTCTTCTTGCACCGGTAATACTCCAAAGATTAGTATTACAAAACCCGCAATCGTGCTTCATGCGAATGAACAGCCAGACATTGAAACTGATTTATCTAACCAAGATATGCCAGTTATTCAATTTAAGTTGCCAAGAGCATAGGTATTGTCAATGCCGCAAGAAGCAACCGTTTTAAATGCGGATGAAAAGCCAAGTGTTGAATATAACGATGATGATATTGACAATCCAACCTTGCATTTCAATATCCCGCAGTCTCAAGTAATTGATTAGGTTACAGTTGATGTGATTGGTGTTGGGGAAGAACCAAAGGTCAGACTTGATTTAACTGATATTAACCGACCTGTACTTAAATTCCAACTACCTGTAGCTCAGGAATTTTTAGATAGTAGCATTCTTCACGAAGTATTAAATGCTAATGCTGAGCCAACCGTGAGTTTTGGTTATAGTGAAGAAGATACTCTCCATAAGCATCCTATTTTGACATTTTCTCTGCCTCGTAGCCAAGTGATGGCTGCACCAGAGACGATTACTAGAGCGCCAGATTTTGAGCCTAAAGTAACTGATGTTGGAACGGTCAATGAACCTAAATTACATTTTGAATTGCCTCGTGCGGTTAAGTTCTATTATGGTAGCTTGTTAGGGCAAAGAACCAATAAAACATATACTCTTACCGATCCACTTTTCGCCAATTATGGAGTTGGAGATTACTATATCAATGAAACCACTGGTTTTATTTATAAAGTAACTAGTAAGACAGATGATACTACTTGTGTCTTTGAATATCAAGCAAGTATTCAGCAACCACTACCAGTGGTCAACGCTAGTGCTATCGCTCCTTATATCGAAGGTGACGAAGGATTTAAACCTGCGGTTCCGCAAGTTGAAAGGACACTAACAAACGCGGAAGGTACCGAATGGCAGCTTGAATTTAAGCTCCCATAGGCTCCGAAGCCCGCAGTTTCTTCTACTTTTGTTGGTTCGACAGAACAAGGATCTGTCACTTCTGCTATTACTAGCAAAGATACAGTAACCTTTACTTTCAAGATTCCAACTGGTAGCAAGTTATTCGCAGGTCTTGAGATTACAGCCGATGGAGCAACTACCACTATTGATGGCGCGAGAATCGGAGATATTTATCTCAATAGCGAGACCGGTGTTTTGTATACTTTAACCACCAATGGATGGAAAGCTAGTGAGAAGAGTATTAAAGGTCCTGTTGGGGATGCTCTTAATATTGAAGCTGAATATCATTTAACTGAAACCGCGGAGTTTGCGGCTAGTTTAGCCAATGGCGTCACTTATATTCAGGAACACTATTCTGGCACTATTGATTCTCATAAAATCTTTGCTATTACTTGGACCTTGCTTGGTAATGGTGGAGATGTATCTTATTGGTATTATAAGACTAATATCGGTGAGTGGGATAGAGCGTAGTTAACTGGTGGTGTTTCTAGTTTAATCGAACAGTCTTATAAGGAAAATGTTGACAATAAGACTTACTCAATCAATTATATTAACTCGCTGATTGGCGGCGATGGAGATACATCAAAAACGGCTTATTCTAAAGATTAGGTATAGAGCCTTGTTTCATGGGGATCTTTCCAAGACCTTATAGAAAAGCCTTGATTAAAGGGAGGATTTAATAATGGCTTTATTTAAGATTTATAGAGGTGAGGAAGAGCTTCTCACTCAAATTCCCATGCATTAGGGATATGCCTATTTCTGCGAAGATACAGGCAATCTGTTCATTGATATTTCTAATACTGCTGGTGGACGTGTTCAAGTTAATGCATATGCGGCTTCTATTTTGAAGAAAGACACCAAAGAGATTGACATTGATGATATCTTTCTTACTAATATGACTGCTACTGTTGCACAGGGTGGCACTGGACAGAAAACTTTAACGGTTAATGCTTTACTGCTCGGTAATGGTACTGATGCAGTTAAGATGGTATCTATCGAGGAAGGTGCTATTGTAACTGGAAATTCTACTGATGGTGTCTCTGGTCTGTTAGGTACTGGAGCATTATTCGCAGAGGTTCCTGGTGTTCCAAAGTTCGGTACTCTACCTATTAAAGCTGGTGGTACCGGTGCTACGACTGCGGCGGCCGCAAGAACTAACTTAGATGTGTATAGTAAAAGCGAGACAGACAATAAGATGGATGAAGTAACTACCGTCTCTTATACAGTTACTCTTGCTCAAGCCAACTGGGTACATTCTGGAGATACTTATACCTATTCTTATAGTAATACTAATTTAAAGTGTGGTAAGAATGGCAATGTGCCTCCAATCATTTCCTGGATTAGTAATCATGATGATTATAACAAGATTGATAGCGCACAAGCAACTGTTGGATCTGGTATTACTTTCACGGCTAGCAAGGCTATTGAGGGAGATATTGAAATCGTCATTATCGACGTAAAATAAATAAAAAAAATAGGGGAGAACCTTTTAATTAAGGTTCTCCCCTATTTTTTGTTTTAATGGCAAACTTTGTCTTTGAGATGGTAGTGCGGAATTTCTTCGTCAAACCATTTCCAACGGAGATAGTCATCGAGGAAGATAGCTATAAGAGTTAATCCGAACCATGCGAGTGAGAAAGGAAGACAAACCTGCCCCAATATATTGAAAGGTAAGTTTGAATAGTCCCAAATTCCTAGCTTTAGGACTAGATTCAAAATTACGCCGAATACAAATTCAAGAGAGGTAACTATTGCGGCTCCAATAGCCCCTTGTTTAATGATAGACATTTCCCAAGGTATAACCTCGTTTATTTCTCCAATAAGAACGAAACAAAGTCCGCCTAGGAGAAACATTGACCAATGTATCATACCACCACTAATGAAGGTCTTAAACAAGAACTCTATAATAAAATAGAGAGAACCTCCAACAGTGAATAAGGTAAGAAACTTATTCAGTTTAGTCCGCATAATCAAGCTCTACCTGTTCTAGCTTTTCTAGAGAAGTTGCTCCATAGATAGAGATTTTATATTGCTGCATTTTACGATACATTGGATATACAGCCGCAGAGATGGACATAGACAATGCAACAAGATTTTCTAATGTCCAAGGCTAGCACTCTTCGTGTCGAGCGTGCCATTCCAGAGTTGGAGATTTAATACCTGCCTGAACGGCGATCTGATATTGACTTAAGTTAAGACTAATCTCAGATTGATCCTCCATTGTAACTCCATATTCTTTTCCATCTGTCCATGTTAATGGATGAGAAGCAAGATACTCTGCGAAAAGTAGCTTGTTCTTCTCTTGCTTAAGCTCTTTGGCTTCATCTAAACTATAGCGATAAACAAAACTTTGAGTTTCATTATCGAACTTATATAGATTAGGTGTAACATTGGATGGAATTTCTTCAACCTCGATAACGCGAACTGCGTTAGGAGAGTTAATTGTATCAGCTTGAATTAAGACATAATGAGTGTCGCAGTCAGAGCCGATAACCCCAGTGCCTTCTTCTTCTGAACAGGCAACGACAATACCATTAGAAGATTGCAGTTTAATGTAACGAAGATTGTCGAGAATATCAACTACAATATTCCCGCGATTTAATAATACATACATTACTTTATTTCAACTCCTTTGAATAGTGAACGAAAATAATTATCCATATCTTGGATAATATAGAAGCTAGATCCTTTAGTGATATGCGCTCTCCAACCTTGATAAGATTTCTGAATTTCTTCAGTAGGGATTTTACCTTGTTGCCATAGAGCGGCCATTTTACGCAATTTTCTGCGCTAATGAACAATCTTTTTCTTAAAAGGTATCTAGATTACATGATTTGTAGTAGTTAGATAGAAATTCCATTTAAGATACTTAAATGGAGTGCCATGAATCTTATCTTTAGATGCGATAGGAGCAATGCGCGAGATAGTGGTTTTCTTCTAATTAAGAGTAAGACCTATATCTTTTAATTTCTTCTCTATCTTAGCTTTACATTCTGCTAAGTATTTGCTATCGTTACATAGAAGATAAGAATCATCCATGTAGCGTCCATAATACTTAATATGTAATTCTTCTTTAATGAAATGGTCAACTTCGTTCAAAGCTAGCAATGCAAATAACTGTGATGTCTAACTGCCTAGTCCAAGACTTTTAGCTTCACACTCATAATATTGGTGATGCGGCCGGAAAGACTGGATATCCGCAGGTATATATTTTCTACCTTTAGTAATATAATACTATTTGCCCGGTATTGGATGCTTATCTTTTGTTAGTTTAAAAGAAAATGTATCAATTAAGTATGAGCATAATTCATAAATTTGAGGATCTTTAATAACGCGCTTAGCAATTTCTTTAAGAGCCTCATGGTCGATAGAATCAAAGTATTTACGAATATCAATTCGTAAAGCAAAGAAATCATTTCCTAACCCGTATTCTCTATGAGCCATCTATAAATGTTTCTTTGCTCTTGTTAAAGCAAAATCTATACCTCTATTTTTAAGTGTTGCACAGTTATCATAAATAAACTTAGGAGTTAATTCTGGCAATAAGCTCTATTCACATAGAGCATTTTGTACCAGTCTGTCGTTGATATGACACGCTCTTATATCTCGTGGCTTGCCTCGTTCAATGATTGAGAAACAACTAAACACAAGCTGCTTGTATTCACAAGCTCGCAAATCAGCTTCTGTTTGTAAGATTGTTTCAATTCTATTCTCTTCAAAATTGATTGTGCTATCTTTCCATCGAACATTTCGACAAACTCGATAAGAGGAATCATATAATGCATCAAAACTACAAAAACGCTCGAAAGATGTCTACTACTAACTCAACTTCTTTCTCCTTATCATACAGTAATAGCGGTTACTTCGCGAGCTCCGCATTTGTAATCGTATTTATTTATCCGTCGCAGAGACGAAATAGTCAAGTTCTCCTTAGATGAAAAGGCATCTACCTATAATATACTATTTAATAATATGTTCTATTCCTTCTCCTTCTTAGTCCACAAGAGTGAACCAATGCATCCAGAATAAACCATAATTAGATGGACAATAATATATTCTGGGGTACTATTCTAGGTGTTGCTCGTCTGCGCTGCTTCGCAGCTTGACTTGCAACGTGATAGCTCCATCTAATCCGGCGCGAGGCCATTGCTGTTGTTGTAGTTGTTGTTGTTCGCGTTCCCGTTGTTGTTGACATTGCACACGTTGTTCGAGTTGTTGTAGTTGCGCGAGCGAAAAATACAGAACTTGACATCTTGTAAAATCATTATCGACCTCTTCTATAACTCTTTGGCTTCTAGTAGGAATGCTCGTAGATTAAATAATCTCGATTAACTCTATCCTATAAAGTTTCTTTCATAGCCTTTGTTAAACGAGCAAGATGCTCAAAAGAGCGTTGTTTCTTCTGGTTGGTCTATGCGTATTCGAAGATACAGAGATCGATTTGACGAAAGATACTGTCGCAATAAGCGATAGCCTAATTCCAATATTTCTTTCGTGCAATTAAAGTTTCCTAACTATTCAAGTAGATCTCACTAGCTTGATAGCAGGCGGCATGTATGTCCTTTCCGCATTTGATAATATCTAACCCGAACGCTTGGAAAGGTTGTCCCTCTCCAAGCAATCCAGGCTTTCTAATTTGTTTTCCAGATTCGTCAAACTCTCTAGGACGAGTTAAGACTAAAATGTAATTTACCAGTTCGCGTGATTTCTAGAGACACTCACGCTTGGATTTATGTCGATCTTTTGTTTTTACAGACAAAATTAACGCCTTCCTTTCTCATTATTTATATGAGAAAACTGGCTAACATTTTAATCTATACTGTCCCATTTTTGAAAGTTTTTAATTACCAATGACGAAAGCCGGCGCGAGGCCATTGCTGGTGTAGTAGGCGTTGCGGTCCGCGGTCCCGTTGCTGCTGACACGGCACACGTAGTTCAAGGTGTCGCAGCGGCGCGAGCGTTCCCATGGATAACCGTAACTACTCATGGATGTATCTCCTAAATACATGATACGCGTAGCATTGCTAGTATAATAACTATACGCAAAGTTCTTGCCTTGGGTACATTCTGCTTTACTAGTAGAGCTATTAGCAACAGATAATGGAGAATAAGAATCAAGACCAAATTCTCTTTCTGAAAGCAAGAATACTGTTTCATCATTATAAGTTACATCGTCATTACGAGAACTATTAGTAGATGGACAAGTGCCTTTTTTAATAGTCTTAATAGAGGCTTTACCGGGAAAAGCGTTATAATAGTTTTGACATAGACTTCTAGCAGTAGAACCAATCCAAACTGCGTTACTACCGAAAGAGGTATACTGGGATAAGCAGTTCTTAGTCTGGAACGTAACTGTATTATTAGCATCTTGATCTACACCAATAACTCTAATTAAGTGAGTAGTAGTCCCTAAAACTGGGCTTGAAAGTGTTACAGATTTAGTTGTGCCAAGAATAGCACCGCCATTACTAGTTTTAATAGAGGCACCAGTATGAGAAGCAAGATAGTTCTTTAATCCGGCAAACCATGCTGCATCAACAGTACCACCATCAGCACCCCAAGACCAATATTCTGCACTAACAGTAATTGTCTTATTAGAAGGTGCAGTATAGTTAGTACCAGCAGCGACTTTAATCGTAATAGTAGTAGCAGAAACTGGAGTAGATCCATTACCCTTAATAGTAAGAGTATTGCCATTAAGAGATAAGGTCAAACCAGAAATACTAGTAGGACTATAGCTAATAGCACCATCACCTGCGCGAGTAATAGTAACAGCTACGCCGGAACTATAGTTATTACCATTAATAGCTACTGTTGTTGGGTTTACACTCAAACTACCTGTTGCTTTATTGATTGTCCAGTTGACATTGATTGCGGTGGTCGTTCCGTCCGCCCAGCGATAATTGCTTCCTGGTGTAAAGGTAGCAATATAAGTGCCAGCATTAGTTGCAGATGTTGTGCCACCGATAGTCATGTAACTAGTGTTGTAGTTATTCCAGTAACTGGCGCTACTAACCGATTGCGCGCTTCCAGTATATGTAAGATTACTTTTCCACGTAGGTTTAGCTACAGACTTACGATTGACTGTGACATTAAAAGTCGTAGTTTGAGTAACTCCATTTTCTGTGTAGCTAACTGTAACTACTTGATTTCCAATAGTTGAAAAAGTTGTTGGAGAACAAGAGTAGCCAGTTACAGTTTTAGTTTGAGAATCGGAATAACTAGCTGTTACTACCATTCCCGTGGTAACAAGAGTATCTCCATACTCATAAGTCAACTTATTGGGTTTAGTAGTTACAGTAATCGCGGAGAGCCTATGCGTGACTGTGACTGCTAGAGTCGTAGTGCAAGTTTCTCCGCCCTCAGAGTAAGTGATGGTTACGGAAGTAGTACCATCAGTTAAGACGCTAGGGGATACAGAATATCCACTAACTTCTGCGGTTGCTAGAACCGCTTGCCCAGTACCATAAGATGCAGTAACGACCATACCGGCGCTATTGAAGCTGTCGCCCGCAAGATAGCTGGTCTTAGTAGGCTTAGTGGTGACTTCGATCTTCATAAGAACGATGCCGCTTCCTCCACCTTTTCCGCCTTGCTCAGCTAAAATACACTTAGGCAAGATTATAACCTCCTTCATATCTAGCTCTTTTAAAAATGCCAAAAGATTTTCCGAGAAAAAGTACACTTTTTTATGGGAAAAATACTCCCAGAAACTAGATAATAAAAAATTGGGAAAAAGGTATAGAAACCCTTTTCCCTTCAAGTAGGTATCTTACCTTTTCAGATATACATAAAAAACAAGCTAAGAAAATTATTTATGATTGACCAAAGCCCAGTTAAGTGTACTTTTTAGAAGATGAAAGGAGAATTAAAGTGAGTTTAAAATGTATTTTACAAGGTCAATAGAGTAGTTCATTTCTAACTTTTACTATTCCTAAAGGTCGAATGCGCGGCGATATAGATGGCGATGGTAAAATTACATAGAATGATAGAAATCGAATAAACGAACACTTAGGTGGTACTATAACACTAACGGATGCTGATTCATGGTGTGCAAAGGTTACTGGTAATAATGAAATTTCCGTATCAGACCTCGTACAGCTGATGCAATACCTTGAGGGAAAAACCAATAATCTTACTGGTATTCCTACATTTGCCGATTATTATAATAATTGGACTTATCACAAGGTAGACGACCTTACTGGTTACTGGACGGCAGAAGTTGCAATCAATGGATTAAAAACAACAAGTGATGCAATAGTAAATATTAGCAATGACGAAGGTATCTTTTATAAGAGTGAATTAACCGATGGTGCTATTCGTTTCTATGCTACTCGTCCTCCAATCGCAGAAGTTCCTGCTACCATTACTTTTAAATCTGGTACTGGCGTAATAACAACTTCCTATGAGTCTGCTAAATTCCATGCTTCTACGCATAGTAAGAATGGAGCGGATCCTATTACACCAGAATCTATTGGGGCACTTTCTCTTTCTGGTGGGACAATGACTGGGCCTTTAGTTTTAAGTGGCGATCCCGCGAAAAATTTAGAAGCAGCAACTAAGCAATATGTAGATAATCATACTTCTGATACAGTACTTTACACGCCGCAGACCCTAGCCGATGAGTAGAAAGCTCAGGCGAGAGGCAACATCGGAGCGGCACCGGATGGATTTGGGTTGGGAGACATAGGCAAACGACTTACCCCGGAAGATAATCTTGATTAGGTAAAAACGAACGGGTGGTATCGTTGGGAGAGAAGTACACCGCCTCAAGGGACATTACCCTCCACAATCGGTCAATCTATGGATGCCACTTTAATTAGAGTTTGGGGCAATGGTGCCGTATGCTATCAAGAATCCATAAATATAACTGACGATTCTAGGCATGGATGCCTTTGCGTAAGAACAATTTATGGTTCAACCATTTTCCCTTGGGAATGGGTCAACCCACCCATGGAGTCAGGCGTAGAGTACCGCACTACGCAGCGGTTCTGGGGAAGATCGGTATATTATAAAATCGTTGATTGTGGACAGATCGCGGACAATAAATAGGTAGAGCACGGAGTTGCAAATATGCGAGATTGCATATTTTGCCAAGGATTGCGTGGCAGTATGCCAATGCCCAGCATTTCTAACAATAATTTGTCGGATCCATGGAGCTATTACGTTGCTGACGTTAATAGTACAAAAATCACACTTGCGTGCGGCACAACGGCGGCAGGAGGTAATTGTCATGTAATACTCAAATACACCAAAACCACAGATTAAGGAGGGGCACCATGAAACTCATCAAATATCAACTTTGCACGGAGATTAACCACGGCACAGAGGATGAGCCGCAGATTGAGCAGGTTTTCTCCGCTGTCACACTTGGCTGGAGCGAAGTCAATGAGGAAATCGCCAAGGCCGAAGCTTACAACGGCGAGTACACTATTGGAGAAGAGTCAGATAATCGTCCATTCGAAGAAATCCAAACAGAAAAACTATCTAGTCTCTCAGAAATTTGCAATCAAACTATCGTCGCTGGCATGGACGTAGAAACAACAGAAGGCATAGAACATTTTAGCCTTGAAGAAACAGATCAAATTAACTTAACGACAGCTTTATCTGCAATTGAACAAGGAGCTAAGGGATATCCCTACCATGCAGATAAGAAGTTATGCCGTATGTTTACCGCTGTAGAACTTAAGGCTATTGCAGAAAAGGCTACCGCACATAAACTATACCACACAACTCTTTGCAATCACCTCTTAATTCTAGCAAGACGCGCAACTACAACCGCGGAATTAGATAAAATTACTTATTCTGCGGATTGCCTTCCTCCTGATCTCGCGGAGAACATGAAGAAGATTCTAGTCGCGGCGGGGATTACTGAATAATTTTACCAAAAAATTTGGCAAAGTTGTTAAATCAACTTTGCCAAATTTTCATTATATAATGAGGTGATAAAGGTGTTATATGGATATGCAAGGGTTTCATCAAGAGATCAAAATCTAGACCGATAGATTATTGCATTAACTGATGCAGGCGTAGATAGAGATAATATCTTCGTCGATAAACAATCAGGTAAGGACTTCAATCGTCCAGCCTACTAGGATTTAGTAAGTACGATTCAGCCAAATGATATGATTATTATTAAAAGCATTGATAGATTAGGCCGTAATTACTCAGAGATCCTAGAACAATGGGGTTTAATTACCAAGACTAAGAAAGTAGATATTAAAGTATTAGATATGCCATTATTAGACACGTCATATTGTAAAGACGTTATGGGCACATTTATCTCTGATCTTGTCTTATAGGTATTATCCTTCTAGGCTGAACAAGAGAGAACCTATATTAAGCAACGATAGGCTGAAGGAATTGCGGCCGCCAAGTCTAATGGCGTCTAGTTTGGTAGACCAAGAAAACCTCTTCCCTCGAATTTCGAGGAACTATATCAGCGTTTCCGCAAGAATGAACCAATTACTAGACTCGCGAAAGAATGTCCAGAAATCTCAGAATCTACATTACGGCTCCGCTTATAGGAGAGATTTGATTTGGACAGAAAAAGATAATCAATCTTCCTTTTGTTTGATATATTATATACAATAAGGAGGAATTATTATGCCAGAAATTGTGATTCAGATTATCCAGGTATGTGTTATTCCTTTGCTCGGTATTTTGACTAAATATCTTGTTGACTACTTGACTGCTAAGCGCAATGAGATTAACTCTAAGACCGATAATGAGACTGCTCAGAAGTACACTAATATGATTTATCAGACTGTTGTTGATTGCGTTATTGCAACCAATCAAACCTATGTAGATAGCTTGAAGAAATCTGGAAGCTTCGATGAAGCAGCTCAGAAGGAAGCATTTAACCGCACAATGAACGCTATTATGACTATTCTAAGTGACGATGCTAAGGAATATATTACCGAGGCTACAGGTGACTTGAATACTTATCTCACTCAGTTAATTGAGGCTGAGGTTAATAAGCGCAAATAACAAGAAAAAGGGAGCCTATTAGGCTCCCTATATTTTTTTTCAAAAAAATTGGCAAAATTTTTGGCAAAAATGTAAAATCGTCCATAGACGATTTTCATATACTAATGAAAGGTCAAAGGAAATATTTTTTTAGGAGGTAAAAAGTTTTGGCAACTAATTATCCATACTATCCACAGCAACCTATGTATCCAAGACCAGGTATTCAATATGTGGATCAGACCTAGCCGCAAATGGGTATTAAAGGCCGGCCTGTATCTTCTATTGAAGAGGCCCGTGCCATTAGCATTGATTTCGATGGCTCTGTATTTTATTTTCCCGACTTAGCAAATAGACGCATTTATACTAAGCAAATAAACATGGATGGCACAGCTAGTCTTAATGTTTATGAGCTAAAGAATGAGCCAGTCGTCAGCTCTCCTCAGTATGTTACTAGAGAAGAGTTTGAGACTACATTAGCACAATTAAAACAAGCTATGTTAGGAAAGGAGCCAGAATCTCAGCCCGCACCGGCGCAGCCGCAGTAGACTGAGAAATTTAAGTTTTAAGGAGACATGAATTATGAACCCAATGCAACTTATCCAAATGCTTAGGAGTGGACAGAATCCTTAGCAACTCGCTATGAATCTGCTAGAAAGCTAGATGGGTGAGACCCCAATGGGTCAGAATCTTTTAAATCTAGCCAAGAATGGTCGATCCGCAGATATTGAGCAAATTGCTCGTAACTTAGCTAAACAATAGGGAATAGATTTCGACAAAGAATTTGCCGTCTTTAAAGAGATGCTTGGCCTTTAATCATCTTATTAAAGGAGGAACATTTTTATGTTCAATAATTCTAATGGCTATAGTCTAGCTGATATTGCGGCTGCTACTGGTGGTAACAACCGCAATGATGGTATGTGGGACAACGGTGCGTGGTGGATTATTATCCTCTTCCTCTTCTGTTTCAACGGTGGTATGTGGGGTAATGGTTTCGGTCGCGGCATGGGCGGCCAAGGCGCTGGATCTCCTGCGTTCCAGGGAACTACAACTCGTGAGGAAATCGCTTATGGTTTCGACATGAATGGTCTCCAGAATAGTGTTCGTGGCGTACAACAGGGTCTCTGTGACGGACTCTATGCTATGAATACTGGAATGTTGAATGGCTTTGCTGGTGTTAATAATGCAGTTTGCTCTCTCGGCTATCAAACCGCTCAGCTTGCTAACGGTTTAACTTCTGACATTGTTGCTAACCGCTTTGCCGCACAACAGGGTGTATGCCAGGTTGAAAATGCTATCAATCAGGCTCGTTATGATAATACTATTGGTCAGAATAGTATTGCTCGTGAGATTTCTGATTGCTGCTGCGAGAATGGTCGCGCTATGGAACGTGGTTTTGCTGATATTAACTATAATATGGCAACCAACACTTGCGCTATCCAGACCTCTATGGCAAATCACACCCGTGATATTATCGACAGCCAGAACGCTGGCACTCGTGCTATCCTTGATTATCTCTGCCAGGAGAAAATCTCTGATCTCCAGAGTGAGAACCAGGCTCTCCGCCTTGCTGCATCTCAGCAGGCTCAGAACAATTATCTGGTCAGCCAGCTCGGCACTAAGGCACCTGTTCCCGCTTATGTGGTTGCAAATCCATACTGCAACTGCGGGACCGCAGCTTATGGTTGCGGTTTAACTGCCTAAATTAACCTATAAGGGGAGAGTAATCTCCCCTTATATTAAAAACAAGGAGGATTTGTATTATGGAAATTACCGCTAATGCTGTGCAAACAGTCGCGGCTAATCAAGATGTTTTATTCACAAATGTTGCTATCGCAGGCAACTTTTCTACCGTTCATCGTAGCGGTAGCGGTCAAGTAACTTTAAGAGGTTTGACTAATTGCCAGTGTCGTGCGCGTTTTCGCGTGACATTTGGAGGTAATATTGCGGTTCCCGCAGATGGTACTGCTGGACCAATTTCATTAGCTATTGCTATTGATGGTGAACCTATCAATACCACTACCATGATTTATACGCCAACCGCAGTTAGCACTTATGGTAATATTTTTGGCGCTATCTTTATTGATATCCCACGTGGATGCTGTGGAAAAGTAAGCGTAAGAAATATTTCTACTATTCCAGTAAGCGTTCAAAACGCTAATCTAATTGTTGAAAGGGTGGCTTAATTTATGGAACGACTAAAGTATATGGAAGAAGTCTTGATGGGCTGTGTTCAGGCACAGTTAAGTCATCTTGATACGGTAGATACTGAGGAATTAGGTCAGGCTATTGATATGATTAAAGACCTTGAGCAGGCTAAATATTACTGCTCTATTGTCAAGGCAATGGAAGAAGCCGAAGAGGACGAACCTAAAGAAATGAGCCATCGTCATAGAGATATGGATAGAATATATGGAAGAATGTATTATGAAGGTCCAGACGGCCGTTATCCATGGAAAAAGCGCGATCGCGATGAAGACTGGAAGAGCTATCCTTATTATCCTGAACGCGGACGTGAGATTGATATTCGCGATTCTCGCGAAGGCCGCAGTCCAGTAACTCGTCGTATGTATATGGAATCTAAGCAACTCCATAAAGATAAGACAGAAAAGGTTAAGGAATTAGAGAAGTATATGCAGGAACTCTCTGAGGACATCGTAGAAATGATTGATGGAGCTTCTCCAGAAGAACGTCAAGTTCTAGAGAAGAAAATGACTAGCCTGACTAATAAAATCGCGCAGTTAAACCTTAATGCTTAATATTAACGGGGTAAGTTGGAGGATATTGCTAGTACCTCCAACTTCCTCTACTCTTGCTAGAAGCGATGGGTCATTAGCTTCTGGTGTTTGTGATAATGATACTAAATGTATCTATATCAATGAGAATCTTAATTCTTCTTTAATGAAGAGAGTGCTATGTCACGAAATAACTCATGCTGCTATGTTCAGCTATGAAACTGATTTAACCGTTGAACAAGAGGAGCTATTAGCGGATCTAATAGCTACTTATGGATAGGAAATAATTTCTAAAACCAATGATATATTTCAACGATTAAAAGCAAATAAAGGGGACTTGTCAAGTTAAAGACAAGTCCCCTTTATTTTGTTATTCGGGTTTAATTGGTAGTTCCAATGCTAATTCGTAATATTCTTTAGCTTGACCATTTCCGCCTAATCCAGAATATATTCGATAAAACTCACTTAATTGGTCATATTGTTCTTGTGTCATATAACCCTATTTAATATAAGCTTTACAAAGCTAAACCAAACGGAATTTATAAGACGAAATAATTAGCTGCATATGACTTTTCTCAATATCTTTAGTTTCCATGATATATTTTCGGAGTTCTTCGATCTCTTTCTGAATCGGTTCAATACGAGAATCTATAGTTTTTTCTAGCTCAGTGTCTTTATTCTCTTCAAGTAATTTTTTGTAATTCTTTAACTAGTTATGTAAGTATTTACAAAAAGCTAAGGCTCCCGCTGATACTAAGCCGAAAAAAATTTCAACTAAATGTTCAGCAATAAAAGTAAACATAAAATCCTCCTTCCTTAAACCTCTCAAAAAATTTAAGAGTTAAGAAAGGAGGATTATTTTATTTAGACCGCATCCTTACCAAGCGCATTTATTCTTCTTGATATGATGAGTTCCAATGCATACAGCGTCTGCGATATCCTAAATAACATGGATACCATAATTCTATTCTACATAGAGTTGAGCATTCTTTTTCTATTCTGCTCTTGTTCGACCTTTAATGCCTAAAGTAGATTTCCAAGACGAGGCGAGGACTGTTGAATGAGGAATCTGGATTTCTTGCAGTAATTCTGAAACAACTCCATAAACCTCTGCCAAGACCTTAAAGGTCTAAACATTATTAGCCACATTGTTCTGTTGCTAAATATCTTCAAAGATTACTTCGTCGATATTATAATCTGTAACTAAAGTCTAAATACCCTATCGTAACTGAACTAGTCTAATATCGGTATTTGGATCATCTAAAGAAATCTTGCCGTAGGACTTTAACTTTCCATCTTCAAAGATAGCCCATCCCGTAACCTTCGAGGCTTGGTCAAGGGCTAACAAGCGACTCATTACTTACTTGTAGAACCGAATCCACCTACGCGCTCGCCTGTCGCAGCATCATCATCGGTTACTCCATAAGTATGAATAATTCCTTGTCCAACCTTATCTCCACGCTTAAGTTGAATAGCAAAAGGAGAAAGGTTGATAATCTGGAAGAAGATTTCGCCCTCATTGTCAGGATTATCGCAATAGTCGGCGTCGATAATACCAATACTGTTGCCGATAATCAGCCAATGTTTAAGAGGAGTAGAACTGCGGGCACTCAGTTCGAGATACTGACCAGGCTCAAGATGACACTTCATACCAGTAGATACCAGAGGAATCTTGGCTTTAAGTTCCTTAGTAAGAGCTGCCATTTCATCAAGAGAAAGTGGATCAATGAAACCATAGAAGTCTTCGTGGCGTTCTTTCTCAAATAAGTCATCCTGAATCTTGGTTCTTAGAAAATCATAGGGAGGAATTACAATGTCCTCTGCGACTACAAAATCATAACCTGCGGAATTGGCTGTTGCACGAGTCGGCAGGGGTAGATCAACATCCGCGAAGCGAGAAACTTTCTCAAATTTAACCATTGTCTGTATCCTCCATATTGATAGGCATAACCCCTTCAGGGTCTTTCTCATTGTCGATAGTAATAGTAGCAGTCACAAGCTGATACTCTTCAATAATCTCGCCCTTTGCCTTAATATATTTAGTAGCGTACTTAAAGGAAGTTAGCTCGCCAATACAGTTCTTGTCAAGCCACTTCCGCAGACGAAGAGCATCTTCGACAGTAGGCACGCGATACACATTTGTTGTTTTCAAAGTATACATCATTAAATACCTTCCACTTCAATTTTTTCCTTTGTATAATTACTTGTAATTAACTGTTGTCTAATTTCTTCCACAATATGGGATGGAGCATCAATCTTTACAGAAAAGATATTAGTTGCATCCGCAAGTAGACCAATATTCTTCGCAAACTCAGAGATATTGGAGTCGATTACTGTCTGCTACTGAGAGTCATCTCGGCAGATATAAACACGGGATTCCGCAGAAAATGGATCGTAATGAACTACTAATACGTTGTTCATACTTCAATCACCCCTTGTGTATAGTCAAACATGGCATACATGGAGCAAGTTTTATCTTGCTGAATCCAGAACTCAACCATGTCATCTCGTACTTCGATACCTTTGAGGACGCCCAATGTTTTAGCGACATCAATCATCTCAAAAGCCATCTTCTTTACATCATGCTCTTGATTATAGGTATATACAGTGTAATATCTACCATCTACATTTAACATCATGTAGTATTTAGAGTCATGCTTAGTTAAAAACTGTTCAAGCTCTTCAGTTGCCCTACGGATTTCAGCCTTCGGCATCTTAGGGAGCTTGTTATAAGCAATCTGATTCATTTCATATAATGTCATAGCAATTCTCCTTTTCTTTTATTATAATATCACAAAACTTTAGTTCTGTCAATTAAAATGGCTCCTAAAGAGTTGCCAATAAGTGCCACTACAAAGAAAGGAAACATTTCATAACAGAAAGAACCAGAAGCTATAAAATAACATAAGTCTGCGATACAGTGTTCGCCACCAAAGAGGATAAAACCCGCGACACATAATGGAACCATATATGGAGCAGAATTGCGGAAGCAAGAGACAGCAGTATACATAAATATACCACATACTATTGCTTTTATCATTACCAATCCAAGCGGAAGAGCTAGTTTAGTAGCGACTAAAGGAATGGCCGCAGAGTGCGGGAAGAACAAGAGTAAGCATACTCCAATTAGGTTACCAACGAGAATTGTAGTAATATTTTGCATATCTGCGGGATTCAGATGCACAAAACCTATCGCGCCAGTATATAGCTTAAAGTTCATATTAAGAATAGTTAGGAGTCCTATAGAAAAGAGAAAGGCTCCTACTATTCCACCAACTTGAAGATAAATATAACTAGCTATGGC